ATGTGTCGCCTGGACGTGGCGGGATGCTTTTGGGTCGCCAGCGACCATGAGTGCAGAGAAGCTATCGCTGGGGTTGGGGCCCGGGTGATGTCCGGGGTGCCATTGGTCGGGCTTGGTAGCGGAGTCGATGCTCAGTCTGCTTTGAACATAATATACATTATGCGAAATGATGTATCGGTCGGCCGTTGGCTTTGTCGGCTCCGCATGGCAATGGCTGGGCCTCTGGCTCGGCTCTTGCCTCCCTGTTCGTTCCCCCGACAAGGACGAACTCGCAGCATGATCAAGATTGATCCCCACGACCGCATAGATCTAACCGGCCCTTGGGCCGGCTTCGGCTTTCAAGGCGGCCACATGTTCACCCCTGAAGGTCACCAGCTAGAGCCCGGCGACATGGCCTGGTGGTCACTGACCTGCAACATTGCCCGGGAATGGCGGCTGATGATGGCCGAAGCACGCGCCGAGGTGGCCACCCGATCGCTGCCGCCCCGAAAGGCTTCTGCTACAACGAAATCCAGTGTCATCTACCTTGCCGATGCCCTCAGAATTCGCCGAGAACGGCGGTTGGGCACGGGTGTATCCGGCCCCGACGCCGAGCCGTCCAATGTGGTCTACATGAGCCGTGGGCCGAGGCCGCGCCAGCGCATGTGAGGCGTTTCCGTAGGGGCGCCGCCCCTACACCCCGATTCACTGCTCTCGGCAGCGCAACCATTCACCCTTAGCGTTTCGCAGCTGCTCCCAGCCGTTACTGAGTCGCCGCATCGCTGTTCCGCCCATGCAGGCGGCGCCAAGCTGCTTGGATTCTGAGGTGCCGTAGGCCGGTAGCCGGATCAATTGGCTTGATGGCGTTGGCAACCCTTGGCGGCGCGCCTCACTTTGGACGTACCAGCGCTCAATTTCGGCGCAGTACGCCCGAACATCCGGATGGGCATGCTGTTGGCATTTGAGTGGCTCGGATCCGGGGTTGTAAGCCTTCGGCACAGCCGGGCTATACCTGGGCACTGGCTGTGGCCCGGTCGCCGAGCGGACCTGTTGAGCTTGCAGGGGTTGGGCCATCACAAGTAGCGCCAGAAGCATGCCAAATCGAATATCCATACTCGCCCCCAAGAACTCGGGGCATCTTACTTGATGTGGCTTGCGGCGTGACGCGTCACTCTAATTAGAGGGTTGACGGATATGGCGGCGTCTCGGGGAACGTACCCAGCGGGCGCTTACCAACTGCAATCAACGTGCTTCCGTTCGCCGCGGCGGTGGTCGGCTGTGTCTCGCTCGCGCTCGTCACAGGCGACCCCGCCGCAGCCCTTATGCGCTCAGTGGTCGAATCGGACTGTTCGCCGAACGGGTCGACGGGCCACGTGGTCGCGATAATCTCATGACCTTGAGCACTCAGCAGTACGCCAAATTCGGTCCTTTTGACAGACCAGCCCAGCGCCCACAGTTGCTCCGTGGTGAATCGATCCAGCACCTGCCCGCCTCCTGATGCTCGGAACTCAACGATATCGCGATGCCCGTACCAGCCAGCGTGCCGGGCCCTGGCATTTGCCGCCATATCAAGGATGTATTGCACGCCTGCCGGAAGCTTCTCCTTCGACTTCGAAGCCTCCACGGCCTTGGTGACCACGGTGGCCGGCTGAGCGCCGGGCGCCTGCGCCATCTTCGGTACAGCGGCCTTCTGCGAGGCGACAACCTCTTTCAGATTTCCGCTATCACCGGTGGTACCACTTGCAAAGAAGAACCTCCCAAGCATCCACACGCCAACGACAAGCGCCAGCACCATCAGAATTGCCGGTGCACGCATGGTCTTCCACAGTGTGCGGGTGTTCCCCTTGTAGACCTCGTTTGACTCAATGCCCGGCTGCACGCCGTGATAGAGCTCCCATATAGCTGGATCGTACTTGCGAACCTCCGTGCCCACAGTTTCATACTTACCCGTGCCGGTGGCGGCGAAGAACCGCACCGAGTAGCGCTGATCGGAACCGAGCGCATCCAGCTTGGTGTACGTGTTCTTCTTCGCCATGCGGCGAATGATGAGGCGGTGCAGGTCTTTGCAGTCCTGCGAGATGATCACCATGTCCAGGCTGATATGGCCGTGCTTGGCGAAGAAATTCGCGGCACGCTCCGGCAGGTTGGCGCGATTGGTCGGCCAGTACTCATGCGCTTCATCGATCACGATCAAGGCGTGCTTCTCGATATACGGGAACGAGATTGCGCCGTCGTTATCTGTGTCGCACACGCACCACTCAACCACCTCTTTATCGCCCATGACGTGCACCAGCTCGCGCACTTCATCCTCGGGCATACCTAAATGTGCAGCGATCTTGTCGAGGCTCTCCCCTACCCCGTTCAGACGTACGTAGACGTGTCGCTTCGCTCGTAGCGCGGGCAGGATGTGGTGCAACACCGCCTCGTAGCTCTTGCCGCTGCGAGGCAGCCCTTCATGGCCGAAGATCATGTCGTTAGGTCCACTGGAACAAGGTGAGGAACACCCGCACGAGGCGGAATACAAGTGCTGCGGTGAGAACCGCTATGGCCTCACCAACGCGCAGTTGGGCGACGATGAATGCTGTCCACGGCCCTGCTGAGTTGAGCATCGCGCAGAAGCTGAGTTGCGAGAGGAAATCCGGCGCCGGGATCAGATACACGATGGCCTTGACGAACGACAGGACCAGTTCAACAAAATCAATTTGCAGGTCCGTCATGAAGTCCGAGAAGTCGGCCCATAGTGAGGTGATCTGCTCCTTTGCCCAGGTGGTGATTGCTGTGACCGGCCCCACTCCATCGGCATACGCCCACGAAGCGGACAGCGCCAATACCGCTAGTGCCGCGCACACCACGATCAGGTGATTTCTCTTCATAGCAGTGCCCACCTCAGTGCGACAATGCCCATGCCCGCAAGAAATACGAACCCCGCGTACTGAAACAGCTGCAGTAGCGGGCCACTGCACAAGGCGCCCAGATCGAACTTGCCCGCATACTGCCCACCATCCCACGTCGCCGTAGGGCAGCTGCCACCGCCAGTGCAGCTGCCAAAGAAGCCCTTCACCTTCGACAGGATCGGGGCGCCCTCAATGGCAGCTTTGAACTCGGCGAGGACCTTCTGCACCGTCTTGCCGGACTTCTTGTAAAGGCGCCCCGTGGTAGGCCCCGCCGCGCCACCATCGCCACCATCGCCACCATCACCGCCCTCGCCCGTTCCCGGCCCCGGCCCGGTTCCCGTACACCCATTGGGATCTGTGCAGTCACCATCCCCGTCGCCGTCGCCCGGGCCAGTACCGCCACCATCGCCGCCACCATCACCGTCGCCGTCGCCGTCGCCGTTCCCACCACCATCACCGCCACCGTCGCCCGGATCGGTGCCGCCGCCGTCGCCTCCGCCCTCTCCCGGATCAGGCGTGGTGGGTGAAGGATGATCGTCGGTCGTGCATACGCCGCCTGTTGGAACGAACAGGATGCCGATTGGTGATCCCGCGTAGACCGAGCCGCCATAGGCGCAACCGTCATGGCAGACGTCTCCCACGCCGCCCGGACCGGGGCCGCGCCAAGAGGTTTGCTCGGGGCGTGCGCTGCACTTGACGGTGAACATGCGGGTTTTGGACGCGTAGCGCCCGTTAGAGGCAGTAGAGGGCCTGATGAAACCCACGTAGGTGCCGACGCCATCGAGCTCGACGAATGGCGACCACTTTTGGCCGCCAATGGCATTAGAACGGCCAGCCTGATCAGTAGCGGCCGCCCATGCTGCGATATACGCGGCGCCCTGATCCGGACAAGAATCCGATCCAACGTCAGCGCTCGGCGAGCAGGTGCCGACCTGAGCGTAGGCTGAGAAACTCATGCAAGCCGATGCAAAGGCTGTAGCCATGCCCAGTGCGATGAGGTACCGCATTACTGACTCGCCTCGTTGAATGCCAGGGCCACCGCATGACCGGCCAGTCCGCCAATGAACGCGAACACCATGCACACAAGCATCGTTATTCCTCCCTTTCCGATGCGCCGCAGATCACGCATTCGCCGTCGTCATAGTCATGGCCGCTGTCAGCACATACGGCCTCTTCAACATCGCCCGCCTCATCGTCCGCGTGTTCGTCGGCGTCGAGATCCTCTCGGTCCTCAAAGAACCCGGCGACCTTGTCAACGCACCATCGCCCGAACCATGGGAGCGCCATCAGGGTGCCGGCACCTATGATCGCGGCCACGACTTGCGCCACCGACAGGCCAAGAAAAACCCCGCTGAAATCCATCGTCTGCCCCTAGTAGTCGATGACGATGCGGCACTCCTTACACCACAGGCTGCCGTCGTCCAACACGATCACGTCATCACCGCCGCACTCGGGGCACCAGTCGTCCTGGCATTCATCAGTGTTGACGTCATCGGGCTGTGTCTGCATAGGAATCGGGGCCGGTTTCCCAGCCCCTCCCCGTCACGATTCTTCCGCGATCAGCGGAAGAAGGTCGCGACCTTGTTGGTAGCCCAGCGAGCGAAGCCCGGGCCCGCCTTGATGGCGCCTGCGCCGATGATTGCGCTGATGGCGCTGGCCGCTGCGAGGCCGGTGAGAATTTCGCCGAAATCCATTGCACTACTCCTTCTGTGATGCGCGTTGCGCGCGTTAGGTGGGGTGGTCAATCCCGTTCTGTACTGACCGACTTCACGACGGCGCCGACGAGGTAGCCCAGCACGTTCAGTGCAAGCACCAGCGTGAACACCCCCGAGAACCAACCAGTAGCCACCTCAGGTTCCGGCCACTGGAAAAGATCGATGAGGATTGAGGCCTGTGCGTGCTCTGCCGCTGACACAAGCACGTACCCACCACACTGCGATGCAGGCTCCCCGGTGGGTACAAGCGTCCCCTCAGCAGTAAGAGACACGCACACGGCCATGGCTTAGGCCTGCGCTGCGGTGCGCGGTGCAGCCTTGGGCAGCTGGCGCAGCACGGTGTACTTGCTGAGGGTGGCCACACCCTTGTTGACCTGGAGCATCGATTCCACATCGAGCTCGTATTCGCCCTGCGGGTAGCCCGGCTGCCCGTCCTGCAGGCGCACATCGAACGGGTACGCGAAGCCGTCCGTTTCCAGCTTGCCTTTCTGCTTGCGGGTGCTGTAGGCGACGTCTTCGCCCTTGTCGTTCTTGAAGCTGCCGCCGCGTTCGTCAATTTCGCTTTTCAGGACGGTGACCTTGATGCTCATGCGTAGACCCCTTTGAGGTTTGGTGGTTGCAGGACCGAGGTGTCGGCCCAATGCGCTGCTACATTCCCGTTGAACCACTTCGGCAGCGTTGGCGAAGTGCAGGTTTCCATGACCGCCCGCAGTGAGTCGGTGTCAGGGCAGAATTTGGTGATGACGTTGAGCGTGGCGCCGTACTGACGGCGCAGGTTCCGGAATGCGCTTTGCAGCGTTGCCGCTACCACTGCCTTGGTGACTTCCATTCGGGTGGACACACAGCGCAGAAAGCGCAGCACGGGATAGGCGCCGAGCAGGTAGGCCGCAGGATCGCGCAACAGATCGAGCGGCAGTTCCTTCCGATTGGAGGCGCGGAATTGGGCCTCATAGCGCACCCATGGGGAATTCTTGTCGCCCTGCTCCCTGCCCTTTTCGTAGACGCGCAGCTGCTTTTCCGAGGCCTTTCCGCCCACGTAGAACGTTTTGCCGTCGCCACTGTCGTAGTCGTCAACCAAGCGCGCCTTGGGGCGCTGCCCACGCTGATCGAACTGACCTTCGTCGTACCATTTCTGTGCCAGGCGCAATGGGTATTTGCCCAATAGATCGTCGGCGCACACGTCGAGCCGGGTGATTCTGCCCGCGCAGCTTTCGAGCTTCGCTCGAAGCTCCAGCCACCGCTGCGCATGGCCGCAGCGCGCTGCGCTAACCCACTTGCAGCCCTCGCCAGAAAGCTCGATGCGAGCGGTGATCGTGCCGTCGATGCGTTGGCAGTTGTCCCCGCCGAGCTCGATCATGCCGACAAACTTCTTTTCGGGATCGATGATCTTGACGCGCCACTTGTAGAAGCGACCGCCACCGGCCGCATCATCCAGTTCAAGGCCAAGGCCGCCGAAGAACCACGTAAACACGTGGAGAGCGGCGACACGGGCGTTGTCGGCACAGGCGTCGATCCATTCCCGGGATTCGTCCTGTGTGTCGCGGTCGAGGAAGCCCGTCTCACGCAGTGCGACGAAAAGATCGATAGAGGCGGAGAACCAGTCAATGCCGACCGTTAGGGTTCCCTCGGGGTTGCTGAATTCACTGACTCCCCTGTTAGACGCGGGGAGTCCTGCCCCAGCCAACACCGCGCTCACGGCGAAACCTCGCCAAGAATCACGGCCTTGGCCTCGCCGACGCATGCACAGACGCGGTAATCCACCTTGCCGCGCAGGATCTGGCGGAACCAGCGAGCATTGCGCAGGGCGTGGGCTTCGTCGCTGCCGTAATCGCTTTTGTGATTCCAGGCGCCACCCGGCAGGCGCTGCTCGATGGTGTAGCGCAGCTTTTCCATCTGGATGACACCGTGGATCACGGCTTCAAGCGGAGACGTCGAGCGCACAGGCTCGTAGAAACGCGGATTGACCTTAGCGACCATCGCCCGCTCCCTTCGCGCGCAGGGCTAACACCAACGACCAATACAGGCCCGAGAGCAGCACGCCGCCAATCACATAGACGAGCAGCGGATCGCGCAAGAAATCAGCCATGGACGGTCTCCTGCTGCTCAGCGAAGCGGGCAGCTGCCAGTAGATCGCCGCGCTTGGCGGCGGCAATCTCAGCCTTTGCGAGTGCGATCAACTGGTCTTCGCGGGACTGCTGCGCGGCGGTGTGGTCGCGCCGGTCAAGCAGCCAGGACACGATGCGAGCGGCACCGACGGAAACGGCAGTGATGGCCGCGAGCAGGGAAAATGCGATGAGGGGTTCGGTCATGACAGAATCCCCCGATCACTCGAACTCGATGAAGGGGGGGGGCGTATGAAACAGTTTTTGGCTCGGAGCGGGTACTTCCTGCTGGGCGTCTGTATTGGTACTACCTTCACCGTGCTTTTCACGGCTGTGGTGCGCAACGCAGACCAGTACGGAAGCAAGGCCGATTGGGTAGCTGCTTTCGGCACTTGGGCGATCGGCCTTGCGGCGACCTACCTCGCTTTGGAATCTCGAAAGCAAACGCTCAATGCAGATCGCTCCCGCCGATTCGCTAGGCAGAGCCAATTTCTCTACAGCCTTACCCATGCAACGATTTTGGTGGGTGCAGCCGACAGCTTCCTTGATGCAGAAGCGGACGAGCGGACATGGGCGGACTATGACGAGCTGCTTGATGCGCTGGGGACGTACGCACAGGCCGTCCCTGTCACTTCCGACATCGTTGACCACGTGCCCCACGAAGTCATTGCGGAAATGGTTATCGTCAATGAAATGCTGCGGATCGTTCGTCGAGACTTGCAGAAAGAAAGGGGGCGTGTCTCGCGGGTGGCTAAGCAGCACGCCGTGATTCCCGAACAGGCGCTTTCTAACCTCAAGGACATGCGGAAGCGCTTGAACGACATAACGGCGCGTAGCAAGCGAGTCGTTGAGATGGTGAAGGTTTAGCTGGTGCGACATGCCGACTGTCCCTCCCCAAGCCCGCCCCAAGAGAGCCCGCCAGCGGCCTTGGGGTGCCGGTGGCGGGCGCGATTCAAGGTCCTTGAATCGCGGACGTGATTCAATACCCTTGAATTTCAAAAATCAAGGGCCTTGGATCAAATGGACGTCAATTCCCTGCTCGACCAGGCGAAAGAGGCGTGCGGAGTGAGCTACGACAAGGACTTAGCGCCGCGTCTGGGCGTGCGGCCATCCGCGATCAGCAACTATCGGAAGGGCGTTTCCCACCCGGACGCTGTCGTTTGCGCAACTTTGGCGGGCTTGACGGGTGTCCCGCTGGCAAGGGTGCTCGGTGTAATTGGCGAGGCGCGGGCGATCAGCCGCGAAGAAAAGGCGGTATGGCGCAAGCTTGCTGCCACCGCGATGGCTCTGTGTTTGGCCGTTGGCTTCGCCCTGCCCCACAAGGCTCAGGCAGCTGCTACGGGCTTTGATAAGGCGGCAGTCTATACATTATGCGAAATGTTATGCCTGCCGTGATTGGGTTCGCTGGTTCCGCATGGCAATGGCTGATTGACGGGGAGAAGTTGCCCCACCTACTACGGAAAGTCGCCCCATTTGCTACGAAAAGTCGCCACACATTTGGTGGAACTCCCATCAAGGCGCCCCTAATTCGACGAAACCGCGATAGTGTTGCCTCAGATCTGGTCTAACGGCAGATTGGCGGGCAAATGGATTAGCTGGAGGAGCTCGGGCGATTCGGTTCGCCCTTTGGAGGCGATCGTGCCACGTACCTGCCAGGTAAAGGTGCTAATTCCTCGTTTGGAGCAGCATGCACAATCCAAAGGTGTTCGATGGTCTGGTAGGTCGGGCCACGTATGCGCTGGATCCGGATCGTCCGCTAGAGACAGGGCTTCTAGCCTCTACCTGACTCCAAAGGCAGTCAAATGTTGAGTGCTGCGAATCTGGAGTAGCACGTGCGGCAAGTAGGGCCAAATTTGCTTCAAATTCGACCCGAGTTCGTGACAATGGGGCCGGCCAAATAGCCAGATTTGATCCCTATTCGTGTCACTAGCCGGGATTGCAGCCAGGTGGTCATTGCTTCGGCGGCTTGCGTTTCGGTCTGACATCAGCAGCGACGCGAACTTCTTTGGATCGCTTGAGCGCTACTTCCAGTTGAGCTGGCAAATCTCGAAGCCCTGAAAGTTGCCCCTCGAGCGCATCACATCTGCCGCGCAGGAGATCGGCAGACTGACTGGCCGTGGCGGCCGCTGATTGGGCGGCCTGGATTTCCTGACGCAGCTGCTTCTCAAGTGCCCTGTGCTGTTCGGATGCCTTGCTTTGCTGCGCCTGGAGTTCCTTCGCCTCCTGGCGGGCTCGATCAACATCGCTGAGCGCTCGATTCTCGACAGATCTGACGTACTCGGTCCAGTCCTCCCGCTCAGATTTCGCCGTCTCTAGAGCATCGTGAAGCCGGGCATCGAGTTGCTGTCTCGCTGTCTCGGTTCGGTCGGCTCTTCGACGCTCGAGATCTCGCTGCTCTGCAAGTTCAGAGATCTGTAGCTGAAGCTGGTCAACCAGGTGCTGTAGCTCTGAAGCTTGGGTCGTTGCAATTCTCTCCCCAATAAGTGCAGCGTCGCGCTCGGAACGCATTAGCGTCAGCTCGTCATCTACAAGTCGGGATTTAGCCTCCAGTGCATCACGCCGGGCGGCCAGTGACTGCTCAGCCTCTGCAAGCTCTCGATGGGCGGCCTCCCGGGCATGACTCAACGCTAGCTCCCACCATTGTCCGGCGAGTTCTGCCAACACCGCTGGTCCATCTTCCAGGTCCGGACGCGCTGGCTGCAGGCGCGTGCCAAGTCGCTTCCACCACGTCTCCAGCCAGCGCGTCACGGTGTTCGGGGAGCCTGTTCCCAAGTGGGCTCGAATGCGCTCCACAGTGGGGCGCTCGCCGCTGGCCACCAGCGCGTCTGCTGCGTTATGTACATCCGATTCGGTGATGCCGCGGGCCATCTCAGGTCTCCGTTACGGGCGCCCCGCCCCATTGATTCCGTACTGGTGATAAGTGATGATTATCACTAGTAGGTCTCTATTTTCATAGCGTACATTACATACTATGAAGCTAAATTCCACATCTCCGGTCTTGCAAGTGACGGCGACCCATCTGGTTTTGCCGGTACAATTGGCCCAGCAAGCCGCCGAAGCGGTGCGCGAGCTGCTGGCCGAAGCGGCTTCGGCCAACACCACCCGCAGCTATGCCACTGCCCTGCGCTACTGGGCCGGCTGGCACCAAGGGCGCTACGGGATCGATCTGGCGCTGCCGGTCAGCGAGGCTGCGGTGATCCAGTTCTTGGTCGACCATATCCAACGTCGAAGCAAAGCCGGGCCGGTGAGCGAGCTGCCGCCGGCGCTGGATCAGGCGCTGGTGGACGCCGGGCTCAAGGCCAAGGTTGGGCCACTGAAACTGTCGACCGTGGTCCAGCGGGTGGCTGTGCTCTCAACAGCCCACAAGCTCAAGCGACTGACCAACCCTTGCGAGCTGCCCAGCGTCCGCACCCTGCTCAGCCGGGCTCGGCGTGCTGCGGTCAAACGGGGTGAGCGACCAACCAAGAAGACCGCGATCACTCGGGCCGAACTCGAAGCCATGCTAGCGACATGCGATGACAGCCTGGAGGGCCTGCGTGACCGCGCCCTACTCTGCTTCGGGTTTGCCAGCGGCGGGCGCCGGCGCAGCGAGATCGCGGCCGCGGATATGCGCGACCTGCGCAAGGTCGGCGAGAACGGCTACATCTATCGACTGGAGTACTCAAAGACCCAGCAGGCTGGGGTGAAGGCAGATTCCACGCCGGACAAGCCGATCCTGGGCCGAAGTGCTGAAGCGCTTTCTGGTTGGCTTGAAACGGCAGATATTCGTGGGGGGGCGATCTTTCGTCGGATCTGGAAGAATCGCGTTGGCCCTGCCCTGCTGCCCGGCTCTGTGGCTACCATCGTGAAACGCCGGGCACGGCTAGCAGGCTTGGAGGGAGATTTCGGAGCACATAGCTTGAGGTCGGGCTTTGTAACCGAGGCTGGTAAGCAGGGCGTGCCACTTCCGGCGGTGATGGCGATGACGGAACACCGATCGGTGGCGAGCGTGATCGGATACTTTCAAACGGGTGCAGCGGAAGATAATCCAGCAGCCCGTTTACTGAAGTAA